TGACCGCAGCGCCCGCCGGATTGATGCCGACGGGCGGTTGCACGTCGACCGCTCCCATATCTCAAAAGCCACGGTAAACCCCTATTACGGTCGGGAGATTCCGGCTTACGAGACCTTGGGCCTGGACCCGGATAAGATTTATCGGCTGCTGCGTGATCCGGTAGAACTGGAGCGCGGCGCGGAAACGTTCGCCCGGTTGCCCATCCTGTCCGAGCACGTCCCGGTTACCGTTGATGCCCCTCGCCCCGATCTGGTCGTCGGCGCCATCGGATCGGAAATCGCCTTTGTTGCGCCCTACCTCGACGCGGATTTGTGCGTCTGGGATGCCACCAGTATTGCCGGCATCGAAACCGACAAGGTGCGGGAATTATCCTGTGCGTATCGTTACGACGCAATCATGGAGCCCGGCGAGTTTGAGGGCCAGCCCTATGACGGCCGCATGACGAACATACGGGGCAATCACCTGGCGTTAGTAGAGGTCGGCCGCGCCGGGTCTGATGTAGTTGTGGCCGATCGCAACCCCTTCACAATCAAGGAATCCGCCATGAAAATGACCAAACTGGGCAAGGCCCTTTTTGCGGCGTTGTGCGCGGCCTCTCCGGTACTGGCAGCGGATTCCGCGTTGCCGGCGCTGGTGGGTCCGGCCAACCGCAAGACTTTCAAAAAGGACGAAGTCAAGGCCAAGCTGTTGGCCCTCGACTCCGATCTCGAACCGCAGCAGCTGGACGACGTGATTGATGCCCTGCTCGACGTGGAGCAGGATCCGAAGCCGATGGAAACTCCCGCTGCTGCCGCCGACGAATCCCCGGCCGATAAGGTACGGGCAATGCTGGCCGGCAAGGTCGACGACGCCACCATCGAGCAGATCTGTGCCCTGATGGCGCCCCCGGCCGCCACCGACGAGGACCCCGAAGAGCCCGGCATGAAGAAAGAGGAAGTCGCCGCCGCCATGGACGGTCTGCGCAAGGAGCTGCGCGAGGCCGAGGAGGCCCGCCGCGATGTTCGCGCCACCGTGGGCGACGTGATCGGCATGGACTCCGCCGCCGAGGTTTACGGGTTCGCCCTGGACCACCTGAAGGTTGACCGCGTCGGTGTTGAGGGTGCCCCCGCCCTCCGTGCGCTGTTCAAGGTCGCCACCAAGTCTGTTACTCCGCAGCCGCGCATCGCTCAGGACGCCGGCGGCCTGGAGAAGCAGTTCCCGGGCGTGGCCCGTATTCGCAACGCATAAGGAGCCAAAACCATGGGCTTTCAGACTCAAGTAAATTTGACCCCGGCTCCGGCGGTTGCGGGCGACTTCGCGTCGTCCAATCCCCGCGCTTCGGTCCTGGCCGGCCCCGGCGGCCTTGTTGCGGGGGCGCTGGGCGTCACCGTCGGCAAGTTCGCGTGGGTCGATGATGACGGCCTTACCGTTCAGAGCTTCGGCACCGCCACCAAGGCGCCGTCGGGCTTTGTGCACCGCGAACAGCAGGCGCTGATCCAGAACTATCTGGCCGAAGCGTCGATGAATATCCCGGTGGGTTTCCCGGTTACCCTGCACAACGAAGGTGACTTCTGGGCGCGGCTGGAAGGTGCGAATGCCGCAACCATCGGCGCCGCGATCTACGCCGATTACTCGGACGGCAGCGTCCACGCCGTGGCCGCCCCGGCCGGCGCTTCGGTAACCGGCGCGATGGGTTCGACCAATACCGCCGCCCTGGGCGCCACCTTCACCGCCAGCGCCGATACCGACGCCACGCGGCTGGTGGTCACCAGCGTCACCGGGCTGATCTCCATCGGCGACGAGGTGAGCGGCACCGGCATTACCGCCGGCACCACCGTCTTGTCGCAGGTCAGCGGCACCACTGGCGGCGCCGGCACCTACCAGTTGTCCGCAGCCAATACCGCATCTGCCGCCACTGTGACGGCGTTCGGTTCGGTCATGGTCACCAGCGTCACCACCGGTCTGATCAGCGTCGGCGAGACCGTCAGCGGCGGCGCCGGCTTCCCCGTGGGGGCTACCGTTCTGGCTCAGGTCAGCGGCACCCCCGGCGGCGCGGGCGTTTATACGCTCAGTGCTGCCGGCTCCGCCTACACCGCCAGCGCAACCGGCGTGACCACCTTCGGCGATGTGCTGAACGTGACTGCGGTGGCGTCCGGTGCACTGGAGGTCGGCGACCCCGTCAGCGGCACCGGTATTCCGAGCGGCGCCGTCGTGGCCTCCCAAGTCAGCGGCACCGCCGGCGGCGTGGGCGTCTATACGCTGGATCAGTCGGCCACCGCCTACGCGGCGTCCACCACCGTCACCGCCGTCGGCGGCGTGCTGACCGCCTTCAAGGCTCAGTCGGTCGCCGCAGTTGGCGAACTCGTCAAAATTTCCACCTGGGGGTAAATCATGGATCCTATTCTGCAAGCACTGGCTGAACGCGCGGGGGTCCATTACATGGGTCAGCCCGCACTCGGCCTCCAGCAGGCGAACGTGGCGCACAGCATCAACGTCGCCATGGATGCCCAGCCCGCCCTGGTCACCACCAGCAATGCCGGCATCCCGGCGTTCCTGTCCACCTACGTCGACCCGAAGCTGATCGAAGTTCTGGTCAGCCCGATGAAGGCAGCGGAGGTCGTTGGTGGTGAACTCAAGAAGGGCGATTGGACCACCCAGACGGCAATGTTCCCGGTCGTGGAATCCACGGGTGAAACCAGCTCGTACGGCGACTACTCCGAGAACGGCAGCGCCGGCGTCAACTCCAATTTCCCGCAGCGCCAGAGCTATCACTATCAGGTGATGACTCAGTGGGGCGAACTGGAATTGGAGCGCGCAGGCCTCGCCAAGATCGACTGGGCCAATCGGGTCAACATCGCGTCCGTTCTGACCCTGAACAAGTTCCAGAACAAAAGCTACTTCTTCGGCGTCAGTGGCCTGCAGAACTACGGTCTTCTGAACGATCCGAGCCTGTCCGCTGCCATCGTGCCCACCACGAAGGCCGCTGGCGGCACTGGCTGGGCGAATGCCACCGCGCTGGAAGTGCTGGCCGACGTTCAGAAGCTGTACAAGCAGGCGCAGAGTCAGGCCGGCGGCATGCTGGAACTGGACACCAAGATGACCATGGCCATGAGTCCGGCGAGCGAAGTCGCGCTCACCAAGACCACGGAATTCAACGTTAACGTTGCGGACATTCTCAAGAAGAACTTCCCCAACCTGACCGTGAAGACCGCGCCCGAGTACGCGACGGTGTCCGGCGAGCTGGTGCAGTTGATCGTAGATGAGGTGGAAGGCCAGCGTACGGCCGACACCGCTTTTACCGAGAAACTGCGGGCACATCCCATCGTCGTGAAGTCCTCTTCTTTCAAGCAGAAGAAGAGTCAGGGCACCTGGGGTTGCATCATCTACCGTCCGGCCTTCGTCACCCAGATGCTGGGTGTGTAAGTCGGCGACAAGCGAGGTACGGGGGCCGCAAAGCCCCCGTGTTTTTAAAAACGAACTGGAGAGTTTAAATTATGGCCGCAAAATCTGTAGTGATCGGATGCAAATTGCCGCACGGCATCGTGCTGGAGCATCCCATGGATCCGAAGGTTACCGTCGCGATCAATGGCAAAAACAAAGCCGTGATCATCGGCGCCGAGTACGCTACCACCACCGTCGATGGCGATTTCTGGGAACAGTGGTCGGCCGTGAACAAGGAGTTTCCGGCAGTCAGATCCGGCGCAATTTTCGTCGCCAAAAGTGTTGCCGACGCTGCCGCGATCGCCGACGAATTCAAGGAACGCAAAACCGGCTTTGAAGCCATGCGTACCGATGGCAAGGACGATCGCGCCGCGGGCGTGAAGTCCGCCGACAACGAGGAATAAGCCAGCGTGGCTTCTGTCGTATTCAATCCGACGACCTTCAAGGCCCGTTACCCGGAGTTTGCGGGGGTTGCTGACGCAACTCTTTCCGCATTCTTCGACGAAACGGGCCTTTATCTTTCCAATGCCGACAACTCCCCGGTCCAAAACATCACGCGGCGGGCGCTGCTCCTTAACATGCTGACCGCGCATATCGGCTTCATCAGCGGAGCGTTGTCGGCAGACGGTTTGCCGCGGCCGGTGGGTCGCATTTCCCAGGCCGGGGAGGGCAGCGTATCGGCCGCGTTCGAAGGGCCACCGCCAGGCTCCGCCCAGTGGTTCCAGCAGTCGCAGTATGGGGCGTCCTTCTGGCAGGCGACGAGCGGCCTACGTGGCTTCCGCTACATAGCCCAGCCGACACGGTATTGATGCTATGGCCGATCACGTCCTCCAGGGCGGCGAGGGGTTAATCAAAGCCCTGGAGGATATCGCTCGTAAGATGGGCGGAGGTGAGGTGGCAGTAGGCTTCATGGCGGGCGCCACCTATCCCGACGGCACGCCGGTTGCGGCCGTCGCCTTTTGGAACGAATACGGCAAGACGGTCGCCAGCGAAAACGGCAATTATTTTCAACTTCCGCGCCCGTTCTTCCGCCGGATGATCTCCGAGGAATCGCCGGGCTGGGCTGTAAAAATGGCTAAACTCGCGAAGGCCACCGATTACGACGGGCCTCGCGTGCTGGCCCTCATGGGCGAAGATATCAAAGGGGCATTGCAGAAGAGCATCAATGATTTTCAGTCCCCACCCTTGGCAGAAAGCACAATCGAGGCCAAGGGTTTCGAGAAACCCCTTATTGAAACGTCCCATATGTTGAATAGCGTTACCTACAAGGTGTCGGAATAATGGACCTGCGTGGCATCGCCAATGGTGTGGCCAGCGCGGTAAATCCGAACGTGACCGTTATCGTGTTGCGGTCGACGGGTTACACCATTGGCGCCGGCGCCCGGCAGGTTCCAACCTACGCCGATCCCGTGAGCGGGCCAGGGCAGATACAGGCGCTTGACGCCAACGATCTGAAACAGCTTGACGGGCTGAATATTCAGGGTACCTTGCGGGCGATTTATTTGCGCGGCGCCTTGGCCGGCGTCGTGCGACCGAGCCAAACCGGCGGCGACCTCATTCAACGCGGCTCCGAAACTTGGCTAGTGGTCAAGGTGCTGGAGAGTTGGCCCAGTTGGACCAAGGCAGCTATCGTGCTGCAAGAGGCGTAGAGTGTATACCCCGAGCATTGAGGTCGACACCGTAATTGATGCCCTGAAGGCGTTCGTCACGCCGTTCGTTGCGGGGGCAGATATTGTCCGTGCACAGGTGAACATGGTGCCGATGCCCCCCGCCCCGTGTGTGGTGCTCACTGAGCTGATTCAATCCGACTTGTCGATACCGTACGTTGATTATCAGCCGCCGGTCGACCCCATACCGGCAGTGGGCACCGCCACCATTACCGGGCCTACCCGAATTGACGTGCAGATTGATTTTTACGGGCTTCCGGCCGGAAATTTCTGCAAAGCGGTAGCGGCGGCATTTCGGTCACCCTGGGGATTCGATAATTTCCCCGCGAACGTAAAGCCGCTCTATACCTCCGACGGCATGCAGGCCCCTTTGATAACGGGCGAACAGCAGTACGAAAGTCGTTGGACGCTCACCGCCTCAATGCAATACAATCCGATCGTTACCGTTCCGCAGGAGTTTGCAGAAGAGGCCATCCCGAACCCGCCGATTCCCGCGGATTACCCTTAACGAGGTGTACAAATGACTATTCCGGCCAGTGATATTGTTGTCGCAAATCCCGGCGTCGTAAGTGCTGGCGGGAACCCGCTTGCCCTGAATGGCGTCATTCTCTCGACAAGCGAACTGCTCCAGACGGGCACGGTCCGTTCCTTCGCGAGCCCTGCTGCGGTAAGTGCGTTTTTCGGCGCCGCGTCCGACGAATACGCGATCTCCCAGGTGTATTTCCTGGGCAACGACAATTCCACGGTCAAGCCCGGCCTGTTGTACTTCGCCCCCTACGCCGCCACCGCCCGTGCCGCGTGGCTGCAATCCGGCAGCATGGCCGCGGTTACCCTCACGGAACTGCAGGCCCTTTCCGGCGTGCTGACCGTGACCATCGACGGCGTCGAAAAAACGTCAAGCTCGATCAATCTGGCGACCGCCACCAGCTTCAGCGATGCCGCGAGCATGATCGACGCAGGGTTCGTTTCCGGCGATGTGGCAGTGACCTGGAACGCAGTAAACAGCACTTTCCTTTTTACCTCGCCGACTATCGGCGCCACCTCGACCATGACTTACGCGACCGGTACGCTTTCGGCCGGCCTTCTGCTCACCAGCGCGACCGGTGCGCTCCTGTCCCAGGGTATCGCCGCAGATACCCCGGCCACCGCCATGGACATGGTCAAGGCCGCGACTCAAAATTGGGTCGACTTCATGACCCTGTGGGAGCCGGATATCAATGATAA